AAACGGGACTTAATATTAATTTAGTTCAAAATTCATTATCAGATAAAATTAAAATTGCTTTTTCACTTGTAAATAAAAATGCTACTAGTTACACTAATCCAGATAGTTTAAAAATTATTTTAGAATTTATTGATAACAACAACAAGTATGCACGATCTTTAATTACTGTTACTGATGGTGATGTAGGAATTAATTTTAATACTAATCGTTATATTGTAAAAGAAAAAACATTATCAGATTTTACACAAGAAACAGGATTTTCGTGGCAATATGTAAATTCTTTAAAAATATATTCTTGTGTTGTAACTTCAAATTTAGTAGTAGACACACACTATATTGCTTTTGATGCAATTAGATTTGATAACGTAAGTACACAAAATCCATTATATGGATTGGTTGGATATACCGTTGTTAAAAATACAAACGGTCAAACAATTGCTAAGTCTCCAAACACAAACAATTATGTTGAGTTTAGAATGGCACTAGACGTTGGAACTATTGGAGATATTCCATAATGGTAGATGCAAATATTAAAAAAATAAAAATATTAAATAAAGATTTACCACCAATCAATACATCAAACCAGCATGTATTAAGATATAGAATAATTTCTGATGATAGAAACAGGTCTTCTGAGTGGTCATCAGTTTACCTTGTTCCTTCTTACCCTATCGTGTCAATTTCTGGGAATATAAATAAAGTTGGAGTTACAGCAGCACCTGCTGGATTTTTTTCTGTTTCTTGGACAGATACTAAGCCAAGACCAAAGTATGATGTTTTTGTTAAATTTGATAATGCAGCGTCTTATTCATATCATGGAACAGCAACTGGAAATGTATATACTTTTCCAAATACTGGAACAATAAATGTACGAGTAGCCGTTCAACCAGAAGGAATTTCAAAAATAAGGACTGTTGCTTTAACTCTTTTTGAGTCTGCTGTAACAGCAATACCATAAGTTAAATGATATAATGGAGGAATAATGGGAAAATTAATCGTGCCACAAAGAGGGCAACCGCTAGATGTTTCGTACATGTACGATATTGTTCAGGCTTTAAATGAACTTCAAGACCAGGTTGGGTCTACTACTTTAGATTTGCTTAAAATTGTTCAAAAGGATAACACCTCAAATACTACAAAAATGAACAGATCATCAGCATTTGGCATTACTATACCAGCAATTACTCCACAAAAGGTTGAAGCAAATAAACCGTACCCAGTGTCAGTTACATTTTCACCTAATTTTAAATCAACACCAATAGTAGTTGCTACTCCCTTTAATGCTGGAAATACAGAAGCAGGAAGAAGTGTTTCCGTTGTTCTCACAAAAGTGTCAAAAGATAATGCCTTGTTTGCAATAACTTTTACTGTGGCAGGAGAAGCAACAGTTGATTTAAATGTTTTTGCTATGGGAATACCTTTTTAGTGAAGTGTTTAAGGTGTAATGGCAAGGTTTTAGTTGATAGGCAATATAGTACAAAAGAGCATATAGAAGTATATTGCATAATTTGTGGTAAAAGAAAATTTTATCATCCACCAGATAGCAGTAAAGAGGGATCATGGATTCTACAACAGGAAATATTGAGAGCCAAAACTACAATCAGTCACCTATAGTTTCAGGCAATAAAACTATTTGGTTTTTAAATAATGATTTAGTTAAAGTACATCATAAAAATAGATCTGATGGAATTGTTGCACTTTATAATATAAATAAAGATAGGATTGAAACTTGTTTTATTGCGGAGTTTAAAAAGAAAAGAGAAAAAGCATATACTATTGGTGAAACTGCTATACTTATTAATAGACATAAAAAATATATTCCGACTCTTATTAAACGTGGAATAATTCCACCACCAATAGGATCTAGTATAGATGGAAAGCGTGGTTGGCAAATAAGATGCTATTACTCAGAAAGTCACATAAAGGAAATAAGGGACATATTGGCATCAATTCACATCGGTCAACCAAGAAAAGATGGTCTTATAACAAACAATATGACACCTACAAAACAAGAGTTGACTCGCAGAATGGGTGATGGTATACTTACTTATACGAGAACTGAAGATGGGCGTTTCATTCCAATCTGGTCTGAATCCATCTAACTACTGAATGGATGTAAAATGGAAAACGATAATACTAAGGTTTCTGTAACTTTAGGCTACACACTTAATCTTGGAAACTTTCAATCACTAAGACTTGATCTTGGAGTTGTTGATTCAAAGAAGAATGGTGAAACAACTAATGAGGCAATGGAACGTGTTTATAAGTTTGTTGAGGACAAACTAACTGATAAAATTAATGAAGCAAAAGCAGAAATTTCTGAATAATGGCAGATCGCAAAGACCGCATGGCTTTGCTTTCAAGGTATAGTAAATACCACAAAGAAAGATATGAAGTAAAGCCGTCAATGAATTTAAATGTTGAACAATGGGCAGCAGATGCTCTTATTGAGTCATATGGAATTCATGAGTGCTATGATATTTTAGAATATTACTTTAAGGTTACTGAAAATCCATCTTGGAATACTTTCGCATACCAAGCAGAAAAAATTATTAAGGCTAAAAAAGATAAAGATCAAGACGATAGTGAACGTGCAGAAAGAAGATTGATGGCAAAGGAGTGGCTCAATGGCTAGTGTTGAATCAAAAGTATTAAATGCAGTTTTAAAAGATAAGCAGATTCATGTTTTGCTACAGGCAAATATTGATGGGCTTTTGAGAACACACTTAGATGTTTGGACATTTATTAGAAAATACTTTGAAGCCAATAGTTCCGTACCTCCAGTATCTTTAGTGATTGAAAAGTTTAGAGATTTTGAAGTAGTTGAAGACATTGGGGCAACAAAGCATCATCTTTCAGAACTACAAGGAGACTATTTAAATGATAGTCTTAAAACAATTTTAAGATCTGCAGCAGGAGAAGTCCAAAGCGGTAATTCAGTAAATGCTTTAGATTCTTTAATTACCCAAACTTCAGAACTTAAAAAGAATACATCATCTGTTAGAGATATTGATGCTACTGATTTTGAGTCTGCTGCTGCATACTTTGATCATTTGCGTAAAATGGAAGAGGCTGGAGTTACAGGCATTAAAACTGGCTTGCCAGGATTTGATAACTACCTTCCAAGTGGTATCGCTCCAGGCCAACTGGGAGTGTTTTTAGCCTATCCAGGCATTGGTAAGTCATGGCTTGCTTTGTATTTTGCGGTACAGGCATGGAAGCAAGGAAAGACTCCATTGGTAATCAGTCTTGAAATGTCTGAAACTGAAGTTAGAAATCGTGTATTTACAATTATGGGCGAAGGTCTTTGGTCTCATAGAAAAATTAGTCAAGGTCATGTTGAGCCAGATACATTTAAAACTTGGCATAAGGATAGAATTGCTGGTAAAAATCCTTTTCATATTATTTCAAATGATCAAGGTGGAGAAATTAGTCCTTCAGTTTTACGTGGAAAAATAGATCAATATCGTCCAGATTTTGTTATTGTTGATTATTTACAGTTAATGAGTCCAAATCAAAAATCAGACAATGAAACTGTAAGAATGAAGAATTTATCTCGTGAACTAAAGTTGATGGCTATTTCAGAGGAAGTACCAATTATTGCTATTTCTTCTGCTACACCAGATGATGTAAATGATCTTAGTAGTGTTCCTACGCTTGGTCAAACAGCATGGTCTAGACAGATTGCCTATGATGCTGACTGGGTTATTGCACTTGGAAGGGCAACCAACTCAGATATTATTGAGTGTGCCTTTAGAAAGAATCGTAATGGATTTATGGGCGAGTTTTTGGTTCAGGTAGATTTTGATAAGGGATACTATCGCTATAAGGATTATGAAGATAAGGCGTTATAATATAGTGTGTCCCTTCATCATAAGCCTATAAAATGTTTTAAACTAGATGGCAACATCAAAGATGAGTCAGATATTCTTAGATTAAAAGAAGAATACCTTAGTATATTAGTAATACAAATGAGAGAGTGTGCATATGTCCCAAGAATTGACATAGAGCCAGACTTTACGATATACTATAACAGTAATAAAGACTGGTTTGAGTTTAAATTGACGGTATACGGAATATACGTAGGGAAAAAGAATATAAAATGGATGATCGCAGCAGACGGGTACAAGCCGATATATACACAGAAGATCAAGTTAAAAGAGTTCTCATCGGCTCTGGAGTCACAATACAATCAGAAGTAGATTCTGACTATATTATTTTTTGTCCATATCATAATAACAATAGAACTCCTGCTGGAGAAGTATCAAAAGAAAGTGGATTATTTTTCTGTTTTGGATGCCAGCAAACCGCTACATTGCAAGAGATAGTAATGAAGATGAGCAACAGATCATATTTTGAAAGTTTGCGGTATATAAAAAGTAAAGAGCAAGAATCTGATATTACTCAAATAGTAGCAAAACAACTATATACCCCACCAACATTTGTACAGTATGACGAAGTTATTATTAAGAGACTGAATTCACAAGCACTTGAATCTCCAAGAGCAATGAGATACTTTGAAGGAAGACTTGTAACCAAGTCATCAGTTAGTAAATTTAATTTAGGATATTCTGAGAAACAAGATATGGTTACAATTCCAGTTCACTCTCCAGAAGGAATGGTGATTGGTTTTGTTGGCAGAAGTCTTGAAGGAAAAGATTTTAAGAATACTCCAGGACTTCCAAAAAGTAAAACATTATTTAATTTGCATAGAGTAAAGGCAAATGATAAAGTCTATGTTGTTGAATCATCATTTGATGCCATAAGATTAGATCAAGTTGGAATGCCAGCAGTGGCTACTCTTGGTGCGACTATTTCAAAAAATCAAGTGGAGTTGTTGGAGAAATACTTTAACGAGATTTATTTGATAGCAGATAATGATGAAGCAGGAAAGTCAATGTCTAAGAAAATGATTGATAAGTTAAAGTCAAGGGTATCAATAATACAATTAGATACTAAGTATAAAGATATCGGAGATATGCAGGACTCTGATATAATTAAGTTAAGCAATTCAATTGATAATTCTATATTAGAAATGTTGAGGTAGTTATGAGCGTAAAAAATGTATTTGATTCTGTTAAGGAAGATTCAACAATTATTGATGTTTTTATGGAAAATAAAAAACGGTATATGATGATGCTTTCATTTGCACAAGAAGTATTGCGAGAGGCTTCGTCATTGTCTCCACAAGATAGAGAAATTATTGCAGCATATACATCATATCTAAATGGATGTAGATATTGCTATGGATCCCATCGTCTTTTTGCAGAATCAATAAATGCTGAGATTGAGGTTTTAGATGGCGGTATTCAATCAACTCCAAATAGATTAACTTCAATTTTTAATTTAGTAGAACAACTAACTAAGCATCCAGCAAGTATGACTAAGAAATTATATGATGAATGTTATGAGGCTGGATTTACACAAGAACAAGTCAAAGATGCTGTTGCAGTTTGTTCTGCTTTTAATTTCTTTAATAGAATTGTTGAAGGTCATGGAGTTCAGGAAAATTCTGAATCTTGGGCACCTGCTGCAGAACAAATTAATAAAGTTGGTTATGATCAGAGATATTAAAAATGTTGTAGTTGTTGGCGGTGGAACTGCTGGATGTTTAAGTGCTCTTCTATTAAACAAAAGGTATCCGAAGTTAAAAATAACAATGGTGCGAAGTAAACAAATAGGAGTTCTTGGGCCTGGTGAAGGGTTAACAACAAACATACATAAGGTTTTTAAAGATTTAAAAATTGATGTTGAAGATGTAATTAAGTATACAAATGCAACTATCAAAAATGGTGTTGTGTTTTCTGGATGGAACAAAGAAAACAAATCATGGTTTCATGGATTCAACAATATTTTTGATAGTAATATTTTTTACAATAATCACAACACTCTTAAACTTTGTAATATAGCAATGCAAGAGCATGGAAATTTAGATTCTATTAATTTAAATGCACAGATATCTTATAAAAATAAAATTCATTCAATTAATAGTAAAAAAGAATACTCATTACATTTAGATGCAAAACTACTTGGAGATTTTTTAGAAAATGAAGTAGTTAAAAAAAATATAGAAATTATTGATGCTATTGTTGTTGACACCAAAACAAACAATAATGACGACATTGTGGAATTATCACTAGACAATGGAACAAGCATTAGTTTAGATTTTTTAATTGATGCATCTGGTTTTTCTAGATTATTTTTAGATAATGTTTATAATGTTGAGTGGGTTGACACATCTAATTTTCTTCCAGCCACTTCAGCAATTGCCTGCAAACTTCCTTTAGATGGTAAAGAAGTTCCATATACACAAGCAATTGCAATGGATTATGGTTGGGCATGGAAAGTTGCACTACAAAATAGGTATGGTTGTGGATACGTTTATGATAATAAATATATTAATGAAGATGATGCAATAAAAGAAGCATATAAATTTTTTGGAAAAGATTTAGAAATTATAAAAACTTTTAACTTTACTCCAGGTTATGCAAAAAAAATATTAATAAACAATTGTTTAGGTATAGGACTTTCAGCATCATTTTTTGAACCAATGGAGGCTACTGCAATAGCAGGAATGATTAATGCATTATATTTGTTTTTAGATAACTATTTCTATAAATATATTAATAATACTATTACTGATATAGAAATAGATCATTTTAATGATTTAAATGAAAGAATGGCACAGGCAATAACATCATATTTGTATATGCATTATGTTACAAATAAAACTAATACCAATTTTTGGTCAGAATTTTTATTAAAACATCCAATGCCAGAGTATGAATATCATAATATAAAAAGATTTATTGAGGATATGGAAACAAACAAAAAAGATTTTTCTTACATAATGCAACCACCTTCCTGGCTACTGTATAGTTGGATATCTTTATATGCTGGAAATAGTTTTAAAATTTCTAAAGATTCATTTGACAAAAATGAATTGGAAGAGTATACTAAAATAGTAGAAAAAATCAATAATGCTGCAGAACAGTATGATGATTTTAAAATAACAATATAAAAAAGGAGAATAATATGAGCGTAGTAAAGGGACTAAAAAACATCAACGCCCTGCTCGACAAACCAAAATACGATGAAAACTCACCAAAGGTAAGATGGCTTAAACTTGCTGATGGACAATCAGTAAAGATTCGCTTTATTGAAGAACTAGACGAAGATTCTGCAAATTATAATGCATCTCGTGGATTATCTCTAGTTGTCAAAGAGCACGTAAATCCAAAAGACTACAAGCGCAAAGCAGTAGACACTATGGATACAGAAGGTCGTGACTGGGCAGAAGAAATGCACCGTAAGGATCCAAAGGCTGGATGGCGTGGTCGTCTCCGCTTTTACTGTAACGTATTAGTTGATGATGGAATTGAAAAACCATATGTAGCCATTTGGTCTATGGGAATTAGCAAGCAATCATCTTTTAATACTATTCGTGAGTATGCACTTGAGACTGGCAGTATTTCAAATGTTGTATGGAAGATGAAGCGTAATGGTCAGGGAACTGAAACAAATTACACAATGATTCCAGCAGCACCAGATAAGGAGCCATTTGACTGGACTGGTATTGAACCATTTCCACTAGAACTTGCACTTCGCAAAGTTCCTTATGCAGAGCAAGAAGCCTTTTATTTAGGCTTTGACTCACCATCAACTACTTCATCAACCAACACAGATTGGTAGTATGAACTACGTAGGATTGCACGTACACACTCATTATTCCTTATTCGATGGAATTGCAACTCCAGAAGAATATTTAAGTCGTGCCGTAGATCTTAAAATGCCAGCATTGGCAATAACAGATCACGGCACACTTTCAGGGCATCGTGAATTTTATCGTACCGCAAAATCCAAAGGCATTAAGCCAATTCTTGGGCTAGAAGGATATATGTGTGCAGACATCTCTGATAAAAGAGATAAGTCTGAAAGAGAAGGTCAGCAAGATCTTGTTTATAATCATATTATTCTTCTAGCAAAGAATCAGATTGGTTTAGATAATTTAAATAAAATTAGTGAACTTTCATGGACTGATGGATTTTTTAAGAAACCAAGATTTGATTTTGAAATACTTGAAAAATATCGTGAAGGAATTATTGTAACCTCTGCATGTCCAAGTAGTGTAATTGTAAAAGCATTAGAAGAAAATGAATTTGCTATTGCAAAGAAACATATTAAATGGTTTAAGAATAACTTTGGTAATGATTACTATATTGAAGTAATGCCACATAATACCCCAGAAATAAATAAGTCTTTGATTGAACTTGCAGATGAATTTGAAGTTAAGGTTGTAGTAACCCCAGATTGTCATCATTCGGATACATCACAAAAAGAGATTCAAGAATTTAAATTGTTAATGAATACTCATGGCAAGGTTAATAAAGAAGCCACATATGAAAAGTCTAAAAAGAAAACAAATATGATGGAAAGACTTGATTATTTATATGGCGAAGATCGTCAAATTACTTTTAACAAGTTTGATATACATTTATTATCATATGATGAGATTAAACTAGCAATGGAAAAACAGGGGATAGATAGACCAGATATATATTCAAATACATTGCTATTAGCAGATACAGTAGAAGACTATGATATTCAAGATGGACTTGATCTACTTCCAGTTCAATATAAAAGTCCAGATAATGAGTTAGAAAAAATTGCATTTGAAGGACTAGAACTTAAAGGTTTGCAAGATAATAAAGAATATGTTGACAGACTAAATGAAGAATTAGAAATTATTAAGAATAAAAAGTTTGCACCATACTTTCTAGTTGTTCAAAGTATGATTGCTTGGGCTAAAAAAGAAGGCATTATGGTTGGTCCAGGTCGTGGATCATCTGCTGGATCTTTAGTCTGTTTCACACTTGGAATTACTGATATTGATCCAATCAAATATGGACTTCTATTCTTTCGATTTATTAATCCAGAACGAAATGATTTTCCAGATATTGATACAGATATTCAAGATACTCGTCGTGAAGAAGTAAAAGATTATTTAGTTAGACAATATAGACACGTTGCTTCTATTGCTACCTTTTTATCATTTAAAGATAAAGGTGTAGTTAGAGATGTTGCTCGTGTATTAGACATACCTCTTTCTGATGTTAATAAAGTATTAAAACTTGTTGATACTTGGGATGAATACTGTTATTCAAAAACAACATTATGGTTTAGAGAAAAGTATCCAGAAGTAGAAATTTATGGAGATCAATTGCGAGGACGTATTCGTGGAACTGGAATTCATGCTGCAGGAGTTGTAACAAGTAAGAATCCAATTTTTAGGTATGCACCTTTAGAAACACGATCATCTCCAGGATCTGATGAAAGAATTCCAGTTGTTGGTGTTGATATGGAAGAGGCAGAAAGAATTGGATTAATTAAGATTGATGCACTTGGATTAAAAACTCTTAGCGTTATACAAGATGCCATTGCAGAGATTGAAAAAAATCATTACAAAAAAATTAATTTATTAGAGATTGATTTAGAAGATCCTAAAGTTTATGAAATGATCTCAGATGGATATACCAAAGGAGTTTTTCAGTGTGAGGCTGCACCATACACTAACCTATTAGTTAGAATGGGTGTAAAGAATTTAAATGAACTTGCTGCATCGAATGCTCTTGTTCGTCCTGGCGCAATGAACACTATTGGCAAAGACTATATTGCAAGAAAACATGGTAAACAAAATATTGATTACCTAAATAAAGTTATGAAACCAATTACAGTTGATACATATGGTTGTGTTTTGTATCAAGAGCAAGTTATGCAAGCCTGTGTTGAACTTGGTGGAATGACTATGGCAGAAGCAGATAAGGTACGTAAAATTATTGGAAAGAAGAAAGATGCTAAAGAATTTGATCAGTTTAAAGAAAAGTTTGTTAATGGTGCTTCTAAGTACATTAGTCCTAATTCTGCTTTGGATTTATGGCACGACTTTGAAGCACATGCGGGATATTCGTTCAATAAGTCTCATGCGGTTGCTTACTCTACGGTCTCGTATTGGACCGCTTGGTTAAAGTATTATTATCCACTTGAATTTATGTTTGCACTTTTAAAAAATGAAAAGGATAAAGATGGCAGAACTGAATATCTTATTGAAGCGAAAAGAATGGGGATTAGTATTAAGTTACCTCACATTAACGATTCGGATATGGATTTTAAAATTGAGGGTAAGGGTATTAGATTTGGTCTTAGTTCTATCAAATATATATCTGACAAGATTGCAGAAAGATATATTCAAGCACGACCATTTACTTCATATAAACAACTTGAAGAATTTACCTTTACAAAAGGAAATGGAGTAAATAGCAGAGCCTTGCAGTCATTGAGAATTACAGGTGCTGCCACTTTTCCTGATAATCCAAGAAATGATCAAGAGATTAAAGAAAATTTATATGAATATTTAAATCTGCCAGAATTTAATATGACAGTGCCAACACAGTATCACTCATTTATTCAATCAACAGAAGAGTTTGAAGAAAAAGGATCTTTTATTTTAATGGGAATGATTAAGTCAATTAAAAGAGGAACAGGATGGTCTCGTGTTGATGTCCTAGATAAAACTGGGTCAGTTGGAATTTTTGATGATGAGAATACTACAATTGAGATTGGTAAAACATACCTACTACTAGCATCAGACAATAGGATTGTTTCTGCCATTCCAGTTGATGAAATTAAAACTTCGCCAAATGCATTAGTTAGATTTTTAAATTATAAACAACTGCCATTTGCAGAAGAAGAGATGTTTGTGGTATCCTTTAAACCAAGAACAACAAAGGCTGGAAAGAAGATGGCATTATTAACATTAGCAGACTCATCAAGAGATTTGCATTCTGTAACAGTATTTCCAACATCTTTTGCAAAAGCCTACATGCATATTAAAGAAGGAAATACTTATAAATTTGATTTTGGAAAAACAAAAGACGGAACTAGAACTTTGGAGGATGTACATGTCAGTTAGCGTAGAAGATGTTTTAGCATTATTAGATCCTAAACTTAGAAAACGTTTAGGAACTGGAGAAGGAATTAATTTTGAATACCAGCCCACACCTAGTTATGGCCTTAATAAGGCTTTAGGCGGTGGTCTGCCATATGGAAGACAAGTTTTGATCTGGGGCAGCAAGTCAAGTGCAAAGTCTTCTATGTGCCTACAAATGATTGCTATGGCACAAGCAGAAGGAAAAGTATGTGCATGGATTGATTCTGAGATGTCATATTCAGAAGACTGGGCGATTAAACTTGGAGTAGATCCTAAAAAACTAATCTACTCACAAGCAAGAACTATTAGTGATATGGTGGACGTTGGGGTTGGACTCATTAATGCTGGAGTTGATTTAATTGTCATTGATAGTATTACATCAATGCTTCCTGCTATTTACTTTGAAAAAGATACAGAGGATATGAAGGCTTTAGAAAATACAAAACAGATTGGGGCAGAATCTCGTGACTTTAGCAACGCTTGGAAAATGCTTAATTACGCTAATAATAAAATCAAGCCTACTTTGCTTGTTCTTATTTCTCAGTCTCGTAATAACATTAATGCTATGTATACTAGTCAGCAGCCTTCTGGTGGTCAGGCTACTAAGTTTTATTCCTCATGTGTTATTAAGTTATTTTCATCGGAATCTGATAATCAGGCAATCAAAGGAAAAATTAAAGTAGGAGATAAACTTATTGAAGAAAAGATTGGTAGAAAAATTAGATGGGAGTTGCAGTTTTCTAAAACTTCTCCTGGTTTTCAGTCTGGAGAGTATGATTTTTACTTTAGAGGTGATGCTCTGGGTATTGACAAAGTAGGTGATCTTGTTGATACAGCAGAACAAATGGGTATGGTAAACAGAACTGGTGCTTGGTATCAACTTGATGATGGCACAAAAGTTCAGGGTAGAGATGCATTTATTGAAAAGGTAACAGAAGACTTAGAATTACAAAAACAGTTAAGGTTAAAGGTAGAAAGTGCCTAATCCTTTTTCTACATATAACGGAAAGTTTTATTGTCAAAAGTGTAATGAAGAAGTTTTAATTTGTAGGCTATGGTCTGAAACTAAGGATGTGACATGGATGTGTTCTAAAAAACATATTTCTAAGGTATCTTTAGTTCCCAAAAATAAAAAGGATTATCAAGATGAGTGAGAGATCTGAATCAAAAAGAATAGGTGCTAAGCAGCATAAGAATAGTGGTAGAAATACTCACAAGGGAGATGCCACCTGGAACAATTTTACAGTAGATTTTAAAGAGGTTGGAAAATCATTTACTCTCAATCAGAAGGTTTGGGCTAAAGCCGTTACAGACGCTATTAAAAATAACAATGACCCAGCCATAATTGTTGTTATTGGCGAGGGTACAAATAAGGTCAGACTTGCAATAACTGAATTAGCAATACTTGAACAGTTTGTAGATGGTGTATAATAGTATTATGGACACAGGATACGCACCAAAAAATAAGATAGTTCCACATATTATAAAAAATTTCTTTAGTGATGAAGAAGTAGAAGTTTTGCTTGCAATAGTCAAGTATCAAAAAAATGCTAAAGATCTACCTGAATTTCATGCCCCAATAGTTTTACCAAAAATGGCACGAATGCAAATAGAACTTATGTACCCAGAACATATACGTAAAAAACTTGAAATATTTGCTTCAAATATGGTTGGAGAAGAAGTATTTATGTCTCACAACAGTTACTTGAGTTATAATGAAGATCATAGTCCAGGAGTAAATCCAAGATTGCCACCACACTATGATTCAGATAATTATTTTAGCAAACTAACTTTGGACTATCAACTAGATAAAAATATTGATTGGCCAATAGTTATTGAGGATAAAACTTTTAATCTTCAGTATGGAGATCTTCTTGTATTTTGGGGTGCTGGACAAGCACACTGGAGAGAGCCTGTATTATTTAAAGAAGGAGATAATACTGAGGTTTTGACAATGCATTTTTCAACTCTAAAAGATTTTCTAGAATTAGATGGTCCTGCTAGAGCACCAGAAAAAAGAGAAGCAAGACTTGCTAGTTGGCAAGCAGATCCAGTATTTGCAAAGTACAACCAAGATTTTGGTGATAAACAAAATTTTATAAATAAAATAAAAGAAAACAACAACAATTAAAAAGGAACAAATGAATCAAAACAGTACGACATTAGAACAATTAAATGATCTATCAGATATTGCAGAGTATATGGAAGATGAAGATCTTACAACTGCACTCACTATGATTGCTAAACTTATTATTAAACCAGATATTCCAATTCAGGTAGCAACATTGGAAATTGTTAGGCTTCAGGCTATTGCTGCTAAATTAGCACTAAAAGCAACTTGGATGGCAAATGTTGACAAAAGTAACAGGGGAAAGAAAAACATTTACTATACTGCAGCAGAATCAGTAAACAATTTAGTATCAGCACTAAAATATATCACCAGATAGTGTATACTTATATAAACAAAGGAATATAATGACTAAAAGTTTACTACAACAAGTAATGGTAAAACAGGCTAAATCAGAAAGTAATATAGACACAAAAGCCTTAGTTGAGGCTATTGAAAAAGGATATCTTGTAGGTCGTGATAAAAAGTTTGTTCAAAAGAAAACATTTGCTCCGTCAACAATTGCTTATGGGTTTGGTGAGTGTGCCAGATATTGGTACTTAGCCTTTGATGGAAATGAGTTTGATGATCTAACTACTCCGTTTTCTGCTGCAAATATGGGTAATGGTACTTTATCTCATGGAAGAATTCAGGATGCAATTCTTAATTCTGGAATAGCAAAAGTATTTACTGATGAAAAGACTGGCAAACCAACAACTGAATTTAAAATTAGTAATCAAGATCCTCCAATCTTTGGATATGGAGATGGTATTTTGATTATTAATGATGAAGAAGTTGTGTTGGAAATTAAAACATGTGGAGAAGAAGCGTTTCAGTATTATAAAAGAATGAATAAGGCTAAAAAAGGTCATCTTATTCAAATACTTTTGTACATGAAAATTCTTAAGAAGAAAGATGGAGTGCTACTATATGAAAATAAAAATAACCATGAACTTCTTGCAATTCCAGTAAGCGTAAATGATTACTATAGACAATGGATAGACAATACATTTAACTGGTTAAGAACAGTACGTAAGGCTTGGGAGGATAGAACTCTTCCTAATAAAAACTACCGTGCAAATTCAAAAATTTGTAAAAGTTGTCCAGTTCAAAAGGCATGTTCAGATGCAGGCTCAGGAGTAATTAAAATTGCTCCCTTAGAGGGATTAAGTGAAGCCTTGTAGTTGGTGTGATAATGAGTTTGTGGCTACAGTAAGTTATCAAATTTACTGTAGTCCATACTGCAGATCAGAAGCAACAAAAATAAAAATTGCTACAAAACAAGTATTAAATAAAAGAAAAAAAAGAATTGGTAAAGATAGAAAGTGTTCAAGGGGATGCGGAACTACACTCTCAGCATATAATGATGCCAACTACTGTCCTAATTGTACAATTGATATTAAAGAATTACAAAAAATGTTAAAACAAATAAAAGGATATATTAAGTATGAGCAAGAATAAATGGGGATTAGAAATAAAACCAAAAAAAATATGTGCTATTGATGCCAGTACTAATAGTTTTGCATTTGCTTTATTTAATAATGATACCCTTGAAACAGTTGGAAAAATTAATTTTGAAGGAAATACAAACTATGAAAAAGTTATGGATGCATGTAATAAAACTAAATTATTTTTAGATTACTATGGAGGTTTTGAGGCTATAGTAATTGAGCACACAGTTTTTATGAATTCTCCAAAGGTTGCTGCAGACTTAGCCCTTGTTCAAGGAGCATTGCTAGGAGCAGCAGGATTGACTGGAACAAAGATTATAGGAACAGTTTCTCCAATAACCTGGCAAAATTTTATTGGAAATAAAAAAATTGATAAAGATGAGAAGTTTTCCATACGATCAGCAAATCCTGGAAAGTCAGAGTCTTGGTATAAAACCTATGAAAGAAACTTACGCAAAGAAAGAACAATAAGATTTGTTAATATGCAGTATGATAGATCTATCATAGATAACGACATAGCAGATGCTTGTGGAATTGGTCATTGGGCTATAAAAAACTGGGATAAAGCAATAGGGGTTGACAAATAACAGTATGGCTGCTAAACTATATACATCAGAAGTCTTTATGCGTAAACGATATGTTATGGATAAAAAGACTCCAGAAGAGATTGCTAAGGAGTGTGGATGTACAGTGGAAACTGTTTATGTATACCTTGCAAAATTTGGATTAAGGAAGTCTAAACGATGAGCGATCATTTAAAGATTACAGTTGATCAGGTTAGTCACCCACAGCACTACACAAGTGACCCATCTGGTATTGAATGTTTACAGATTACTAGACATAGAAACTTTAATATTGGAAATGCCATTAAGTATCTTTGGAGAGCAGGATTAAAAAACGAAGATAAGCATGTTGAAGACTTAAAGAAAGCAATTTTTTATATTCAAGATGAAATCTATAGAATTGAAGGATTAAATAATGGCAACTGAAGTAGAACTTATTGAACATTTAGATCAAATAAATAAAGTAGTAGAAGAATATTTAAAGGGTAGTGATCCAACTAAAATATCAAAAGACTTAAGTATGCCTAGAGTTAGAGTTGTTGCACTTATTAATGAGTGGAAGGTCATGGCTTCTGCCAATGATGCAATTAGGGGCAGGGCAAAAGAGGCATTAGCAGCAGCAGACCAGCATTATGGCAAGTTAATTTCTAAAGCCTATGAAGTTATTGATGAGGCTGGATTAAATAATAATCTTGGAGCAAAAACTAATGCAATTAAACTAGTATTAGATATTGAATCAAAAAGAATTGACATGTTACAAAAAGCGGGTTTGTTAGAAAATAAAGAGTTAGCAGAAGAAATTTTAGAAGTAGAACAAAAACAAGAAGTATTGATTGGAATCTTACGTGATATTGCTTCTGAATATCCACAAGTAAGAGATGAAATCATGAAAAGGCTATCATCTATTGCTAAAGACAATGAGGTAATAACAATTGTCCACGATGTTCAATGAGTTTCTAGAAGTACTTGAAGATAATAATTTTTTAGAGGTTCCAGTAGATGCAAAAACATTTATTGAATCTCCAAATTATTTAGGTCAACCACCATTATCAAAAATACAATATGAAATTGTTGAAGCAATGAGTCAGATTTATAAAAAAGAAGATTTAGAAAAACTTATGGGAACAGTAGAGGGAGCAAAATATTATGACAAATACACTAAAAACGAAATTATTCTACAACTTGGGAAGGGTAGTGGCAAAGACTTCACTTCAACTGTTGCTTGTGCCTATATTGTCTATAAGTTATTATGCCTTAAAGATCCCGCAAGGTATTTTGGCAAACCTTCGGGGGATGCTATTGACCTTATTAACGTCGCTATCAACGCACAACAAGCGAAAAACGTTTTCTTCAAAGGGTTCAAAACCAAAATAGAAAAGTCTCCTTGGTTTGCTGGTAAGTATAATGCCAAAGCAGATTCTGTTGAATTTGATCAATCGATTACAGTTTATTCTGGACACTCAGAAAGAGAGTCTCATGAGGGTTTAAACTTGTTGCTTGCAGTTCTTGATGAGATCTCTGGATTTGCTTCTGAAGTTGGAACTGGTAATGAACAAGGCAAGACTGCAGAAAATATTTATAAAGCGTTTCGTGGTTCTGTAGATTCTCGTTTTCCAGATCTTGGAAAGGTTGTTTTACTTTCTTTTCCAAGATATCCAGGAGATTTTATATCAGAAAAATATGATAGCGTAATTGCTGAAAAAGAAATTGTTGAGAGAACTCATAAATTTATTTTAAATCCAGAATTAGGAGACACTCCAGACAATTCTTTTGAAATTTCTTGGGAAGAAGATTATATTATTTCATACAAGTTTCCAGGAATTCTTGCATTAAAAAGACCAACGTGGGAAGTAAACCCAACTAGAGACATTGAAGATTTTAAACTTGCATTCTACACAGACTTAGGTGATGCAATGATGCGTTTTCTTTGTATGCCAACATTCTCATCTGATGCATTTTTTAAACAAAAAGATAAGTTAGTTAAATGTATGACATTAAGAAATCCATTAGACTCTAATAAAAGGTTTGATGAATCTTTTAAACCAGATCCAGATAAAGTATATTATATACATGCAGACCTTGCACAAAAGCATGATAAGTGTGCTGTTGCAATTGCACATGTTGATAAATGGGTTAACATACAGGTTATTAAAGATTATCAACAGGTTGCTCCAGTTGTAATTGTAGATGCCGTTGCATGGTGGGAGCCAAAAATTGAGGGGCCAGTAAACTTATCTGAAGTAAAGCAATGGATTATTAATTTAAGAAGACAAGGGTTTAATATTGGTGTTGTTTCATTTGATAGATGGCAATCTTTTGATATTCAAAATGAGTTAAAGGCTGTTGGAATGAGAACAGACACAGTTTCAGTTGCTAAAAAACATTATGAAGATTTGGCAATGATGGTTTATGAAGAAAGAGTTGCAATGCCACAGATTGACTTATTGCTTCAAGAACTTTCTGAGTTAAAAATTATGAAAGGTAACAGAGTAGACCATCCACGTAAATCATCTAAAGACTTAGCAGATGCAGTTTGTGGTGCAGTTTATGGAGCAATTGCCCATACACAAAAAGATTTAAACTTAGAAATTGATGTACATACTTGGGGTAGTGCTGCAAAAGAAAGAAATAGACAAGAGTTTCAACAAAGAGAAGAAAGACGTAATATGCAGATGCCAAAAGATGTTGAAGAGTTTTTAGGAAAGTTTAATTTACTGTAGTCGGTTTGACGCAGATTCTATATATCTGCTATAATAGAATTCTAGCCAACAGGTTGGATAAAAATATGAGAAATAAGGAGAAATGGATGAAATCATTCAATAAGATCGCCCTAACTGTGTCTGCAGCACTTTTGGGTTCAATGGCAGTAGTAGCGCCAGCACATGCTAACGTTCCTACAGTTGCAGTAACCGTTAATGCAGCAGTAGACAACGATGCTAACACAATCGCAGGTGCAGCAGTTGCTACAGTCCCTGCAGATAATAAGGTTGAGGCAGCAGATGCAGTTAAGTTTGCTCTCACAAACATTGTTGCAGGAACTTCTGTTGTAGTTACAACAGCAAAGGCCAGCGTAGTTTCAGCGCTTCATACTGCAACAGTTCCAGTAACATCAAAGTCTGGATCAAACACTCTTACTATTAATGTTGGTACTGGTACTACAGCAGAGTTTTTTGTTTATACAACAACTACTGAAGTTGGAACTGTAACAATTGTTAATGGCCCAAACACTCTTACATATTATGTAAAGGGTACAGCAGGTGCAGCATATAATCTTGATGCAACAGTCAAGTCTGATGTTAGCACTGCAAGCATTGTAGAAAATACAATTAAGATTACAGATGTTTTTGGTAATATTGTTGGTGGAACTACTCCAACAATTACTGTCATTGGTGCAACCATTGAGGCTGCTGCTACCGCATCTGATGCTACAACTGGTCTTTCAAAGTTTAGCGCTAAGTTCCCAGCAATTGCTGGTCAATCAGCAATCAGCATTGCTCTTCCAGTAGTACCTACTGATGTAGAAGGTCTTGATGTTGCAAAGAAATCAACCGTTAAGTTTGTTACTGTTTCAGATCTTGCTTCTGAAGTGACAGCACTTAAGGCAGTTGCTGCAAAGGCTACTGAAGAACTTTCTGCAGAAAAGACTGCACATGCAAAGACAAAAGCAGAACTTGCTCAGGCTCTAGGTACTGTTGATCTTGTACAAAAGACTTCTGCAATGGCAAAGTCTACATTTGATGCAGAACTAGCAAAAGCAAAGGCTGACCTTGCAAAGGCACAGGCAGAACTTAAGGCTCTACAAAAGAAATATGCTTCTCTTCTAAAGAAAAAGAAGTAAATAGTCCAACACTTAGGGCAGGGTAACATAAGTTCCCTGCCTTTTGTGTTATAATAATATAGTATCTGCCTAACGGGGATATAAATTAACTCGCTGAAAAGGAGAAAGAAATGGTAACAACGTTCGCTATGGATCTTTTTAAAGATCCTTTTTTTATTGGATTTAATCGGGAATTAGATAGATTAAACCAAGCACATTCAATTAATGCAGGTGGATTTCCACCATATGATCTACTTAAACTAGATGATGATAATTATACTATCACTCTAGCAGTAGCAGGATTTAGCAAAGAAAGCCTTGATATTGCGGTAGATAAAGGAACATTAATTATCAAGGGAGAACAAACAACAGTAACAGATGCAGAAGTATTACATAAAGGAATCGCTGCTCGTAAGTTTACTCGTTCATTTGCTCTTGGTGAATATATGGAAGTAACAACTGCTGATCTAACTGATGGAATGTTGAATATTCAAGTTACACGTAATGTTCCAGAAGAAAAGAAACCGAAATCAATTAAAATCAAATAGGTAGTATAATATAATTCTGCACCCCGTCACTGGGGAGTCGCAGATTGACCTGAGTAAGTCGATAAACTGCTCATCTTTTAAATTAAAATACTTTTATTATGAATTTCTTTTGATGTATATCTCATGAAACCCAAGATCATTTAAAACTATAGCATCAACAGACCAGTTCTGATTAAAATACAAAAATTCATTTACACTTTGAGATATTCCTACATGCACATCATAATGAATGGCATCATAATTGATATAAGAAGTAAATCCTATAATCCCATTAATATTAATTAATTTAGAAAGATGTAATAAAAGATTTCTTATAAAAAATCTTTCCCATTCCATATCTACAAAGACAAAATCATATTTTTTATTTAAAGTAGGAACTATATCTTTTGCATCTCCTTTTATAGTGTTTATATTTGGGTGATAAGAAAATCTATCTTTTATATATTCTTCATGGGTTAATAAACTGTTTTTTGGAGCAGGATCCCCTGTTTCTCGAACGCCTTTAGCATTATTATATAAGTCTACAAGATCTGCACTTTTAGCATTTGTTATATCTATAAACATTTGAGCGCTTTGTCCATAGGCGACACCCAACTCTAAATATGATATATTTTTATTTAGGGTTTGTGCGTATTGATATCTTGAAGTAAACAGTTTTGCATTATTTAATTGATCTTGAGATATTGGGATTGTTCTCTCAATTTCATAATCTTGATATTTTTCTTCTTTATTATCTTTTAGTGGTCCTCTTACTACCTTATTTCTAGCCATGATTAAAAGTATATCATATACTTAAAATACTTCATTTTTAATATAATGTTATAATATACTAGTCAACAATGTTGACCCAGGAGAAGGGAAACTGAAAAAACTATTTAGAGCATTAATTGTTTTAGGCCTTGTCGTAGGGTCTTTACTTTTTGGGCACTCAGACAAAGCCCATGCTACAGAAGGATTAACTGCTCAAGTTTATAATGTTCAGGGTCAAAATAATGCTCCATATATTCCACAAGGAGCCTCTCCAATATTTACAACAACTGTATCAAATATTGATTTTCAATGGGGTGGTGGCGCAGTTGCAGGAAGTAATCGGTCAGAAGATGTAATAGTTCGGTATACAGGATCAATCTTAAGCAATACTACACAAGATATATCATTTTATGCACCAGCAGATGATGGAGTAAGACTATACATTAATGGTGTTTTAATAATAAATGACTGGTATGACAAAGGTGGAGGCGGAACCATAAGTGAGCCAGTATCTTTTACAGCAGGAGTAGCCAAAACTATAGAATTAATGTATTACGAAAATGGTGGAGGTGCTTGGGTTCAATTAAATTGGGATCAATCTGGATCTATGGATATTATTCCAGCATCAGCCTTTACATCTCAAGCAGCCCCAGTAGTAAATACAATAGGGGCTCCAAGAAATCTAACAGTTGTAGACGGGGAAACCTCAACAGTCTTAACCTGGGAAGCCCCAAACACTGGAAATATTCAACCAGAAAGATACGCTATAAGTTTTACTACTCAGGGTCAAAATGGCTGGGGTATTCCAACTGGAAATGTTGGTGGCCCTAACTCCCTCAATACAACAATAACAATTAGCCACTCATTACTTGAAAGCCTAATGCCAAGTGGAACAGTTTGGTCATTTCATATTAGATCAGATAATGACACACTACCTTTGTATTCTGAAAACTCAAATGTGGTTACATTAAAAATTGGAAAGACTCAAGCAGAAAAAGATGCTGATGCAGCAGCAATATTAGCAGCACAACAAGAATTAGATAGGCAATCATCAGCAAATATTGCTGTATCTGCATACGAGAGTCAAACAGTTACTACCTTACAAGAAGTATCAGTTGCAGAAGGTTTGAAATTATTAGCAGATAGTGCAACAGCCATTGTGTTGAATCAAAATGTAAAATCATCTTTGCAATCAAGAATTGATATAAAACAATCTACAGTTTCTTCAGCAAAGGCAGCATTGACACAAGCAAAACTTGAGGCAGATGCTGCAGCATTGATAGCACAACAAGCAGCAGAAGCACAAGCAGAAGCAGCAAGGCAGGCTGCGATTGCAGCAGAGACTGCAAGAATAGCAGCAGAACAAGAGGCAGCAAGGCAGGCTGCTTTAGCAGCACAAGCAGAGGCTGATCGCATAGCAGCAGAAGAGGCTGCAGCCAAAGCCGAAGCAGATAGGATTGCTGCAGAAGAAGCAGCCGCTGCAGCAGAAGCAGATAGAATAAAGGCTGAGGAAGATGCTGAAAAAGCCAAGGCAGAGGCAGAAGCAAAGGCTGAAGAAGATGCAAAGGCTGAGGCTGAAAGATTAGAGGCAGAAGCAGAAGCAATAAGACAAGCAGAGGAAGATGCAAAGGCTGAAGCAGAAGCAAAGAAGGCTGAAGAAGAGGCTGCAAAACAAGCAGAAGAAGATGCTAAAGCAGAGGCTGAAGCAGAGGCTAAAGAATTAGAAGAAGAAAAGGTTGCAGAAGAAGAAGCAAAAGCAGAGGAAGAAGAATTAAAAGAAATACTTGAAGATGCCAAAGACGGGAAAGAATTAACTGAAGAACAAAAAGAAATTCTTGTTGAGACATTGCTTAAAGACCTTAAGCCTGGAGAATCTATTTCAGCAGAACAGGTACAAGCATCTGGAGTTTCATATTCAGACCTTCCACCTGAAACACCAATTGAGATTCGTACAGACGAAAATGGAAATGCATTGGTTATTACTGCAGAAGTTGCTGCAAATATAGAACTTGTACAAGATCCAGGAGCATTGTTAGAGGCAGCATTTACTGATCCAGGAGCAGCACTAGCAGCACTGGGAAGTATTGGTGCTGATATGACTGAGGAAGAAAGAGAAGAAGCAACAGACATGGTTGTTGCTACAGTAGTTGCAGCAGGTGCAGCAATCAATGCAGCAGCCGTTGCAGCAGGAGGAGCCACAGGTGGTAGCACAGGTGGCGGAGGAAGTTCTGGTGGTGGCGGAGCCAACTCACCAGGTTCAAGAGGAGGAAGAAGATGGTAAGAGTAATAAAAAATATCCTAAAAGATATGGTAGACCAAGCATGGACCCTTCTCGGTATGTTTATTGCTTGGGTTGTTCTGGACGGAAGTGCAAAGACTATTGTTGGCTATGGAATTATGGCAACAACTACTCTTTGGATAATTACAAGTCCAATCAGAAATAAAAAGGAGGAATAAAAATGGCAAGAGTAAAGCAAGTTGAAGAGCCTACCCAAGTTGGATCTGGAGCAATTGCAAGCATTAATAATATTATTATGCGTATTATTGCAGTATTTGCAGCATCTGGTCTAAGTGTTATTGGTGCAGGTGCCGTTGTAGGCATCAGCACTTTTCATGCAGTAGTTCTTGCTGGTACACTAGGAGTAGCCACAGTAGTTGAAAAACTGGCTCGTGGATTTCTGGATGACGGCAAACTTACCATTGAAGAAATCAATAATGCGTTTTCTGCAGTGGATAAAAAGGGCAAATAGGACATCCTAATCTGGGTTATTTGACACTCATACCCCATTGATGGTACAATTGATTTACGTGCTATCAAAGGGGTATTTGTGACTTGTATTGTTGCTGTTCGTAAAGAAGATAAAATTTATATGTCTGGTGAACGTGGTGTGTCTGATGATGATATTATTCTTCAGTCTTCCAGTCCAAAGGTTTGGCAAACTGGACCATATCTTTTTGGATATGCTGGTAGTATGGATGGGGATAGAATCAGACACAACTTTAAACCTTCCGCACCAGTTGGTAATAATTTAGAAAAATTTATGTACACCAAATTTATAAAAGAATTAAGAGATTTTTATAATGAGTGGTGGGTTGATGTAACAAAAGATTCTGATTTTGGAATGATAATTTGTGTTAAAGGAAAAATATTTGAACATGAGGCTGGAGATATGTCTTTGACTCAATACAATCAAGACTATTTAGTTATGGGCTCAGGTGGTTCTTATGCATTAGGATACTTACACGCTACAGAAAATCAAAAAGATGCTCGCAAAAGATCTATTAATGCAGTTCAATCTGCTATTAAATTTTCTACATCATGCCTTGGTCCAGTAGACACAGTTAGCATTTAAGGATAAAATATGACCATGAATCATTTAAATAATGATGACTTATCATCAGAAGAAAAAGAATTTGGCATTTGGCTTACGAACGGTATTGAAAGAGGTTGGGTAAGCGATCCTTATTGTCATACCCATGATGGTGGATATCAGTTTATGAGTGAAGAAGAAATAGAAGAATGGGAAGAAGGAGGAGATCCTTGTGAACATGTTGTCAGGATTTTTATATAATGAGATTTTGCCTCTTTAGCATAGTGGCAGTGCTTCCGCCTTGTAAGCGGATGGCGTAAGTTCGATTCTTACAAGAGGCTCAATATGTTTATTTATGATATACTTATTAGAAACAGAAGGGTATTATTATGCAAAAAGAGCATAAGTTTTTTGAAAGATTTTTAGATAATGATCTTGATAAATTAAAAGGTTTTTTGCTTAAAACTTACGATGAAATGCAAAATCAACAAATTAAAGGGATTACTCCAGTAGATCCTAAATCAGATAAATGGGTTGAGTCTCAAAGCCTTTCCACTATAAAGTGGAGAGAGTATAATGTTTTTCAATTTTATAATGCAGAACTTCATAATGTATACACAAATCTTTCTGAGTTAGTGCATGAGGCATGTGACTACTATGAAATAGATTTTAAAAAACAAAAATTTTTTGCTCAAGGCTGGTTTAATATTAATCAAACAGGGGCAGGAAAGTTAGATTACCACGATCACGGAACTCCAGGCGCTCCAAACTTTCATGGCTACTATTCTGTAAATGCAGAGCCATCGATAACTCATTACAAACTATTCAATGATCCTTCACGAATTGTTGACAATGTAAATAAAAATAACAGGCTAATAGTTTCAGAAGTAGGTCATCCACATGCTATGGGCGATTGGGATTGGTCTGGACCAAGAATTACCATTGCGTACGATGTTCAGCCTTTAGAGGTATTGCTTGCTGCAGGAAAGACTATACCAGAGCAGCACTGGATCCCAATGATATAATATATAACACAAACAAAGGAGAATAAAATGGCAGAAAAAGGTACAGTAGAAGCAATTATTGAAGTTGCTAAAAAAGAAGTTGGAACTATTGAAGGTCCAAAAGATAATGAAACAAAGTATGGTAAATGGACGGGCGCAAACTTCCTTCCTTGGTGTCAGTCTTTTGTTTCATGGTCTGCATTTACATCTGGATTAGATTCAAAGAAATATCCAAAGTCTGCTTCAACAGTAGCAGCGTCAGATTGGTTTAAGAAAAACAAACGTTGGGCAGATGCTCGTAACGATGATCCAACACCTGGAGACTGGATTTATTTTGATTTCCCAGATGATGGAGTAAATCGTATTTCTCACGTAGGTCTATGTATTAAGAACAATGGCGATGGAACTATTCAAACTATTGAAGGAAATACTGCTGGATCTGCTAAAGGAGATCAACGCAATGGCGGAATGTGTGCCGAAAAAACAAGGGCATACGTAAAAGATAACAAGAAGAAATTAGTCAATACTATTGTTGGCTGGGGTCGTCCAATTTATAAAGGTGAAGAGGCAACTCCACTTGAAGTAAAACTAGAACGCCCAGTAGCCAAGAAAGTTGCAAAGAAGGCTGTAAAAAAGGCATCGAAATAGTGAAAATAAGTAGAAGTGCACAAAAAACTATATCGTGGCAATTTGTACATATAGGTTTTGTTTATGGAATGATTTATTTGTTTACTCGTGAATGGGAGTATGCTGGTTTGGGCGCTCTTGGCTATATAGCCTGGGAGTCTTCAGCATACTACATTCATGAAAGAGTATGGGAAAGGTTTGCACCTAAAAAATGATAGCAAAAATTATTTTAACATTATTTCTAATTTCATTAACTCCAAGTGTTGCAACAGCGTCACAGCCTATTAAATATAGTTCCATAGATGTTGCTATAAAAGCGCTTAAAGTTGCCCCAGAATCTCGTACAGGATATGTGAGAACTAAGTTTAAGCATTGGGTTGGAGTTGGAAATGGATGTGATTCACGTAAGGCAGTAATTATTTCAGAAGCATCTGTTAAACCAAAGGTGGAGCCTGGATGTAAAATTATTGGCGGTGAATGGAACAGTATTTATGATAATGTTAAAGTAATTGATGCTGCAAAATTAGATGTAGACCATATGGTACCACTAGCAGAAGCATGGGACTCAGGAGCATCTGCATGGGACGATAAAAGACGTGAGTTATATGCAAATGATCAAACCGATAAAATACATCTTATAGCCGTAACAGGTGCTTCAAATAGGTCAAAATCAGATAGAGATCCATCAGAATGGATGCCGTCAAATAAAGCATATCATTGTCAGTATATTGCAAATTGGGTATCTATTAAAATTAGATGGTCTTTATCTGTAGATGAAAAAGAACTTCTAGCAATTAAATCTATTAAATGCCCTAAACTTAAAATAACAATACCATCACTTTAGGATTAAATTATGCCCAAATATGATTACAAATGTAATGTTTGTACTCTTAATTTTATTCAAGAAAGATCTATGTTAGAGGATGAACCTGTTTATTATTGTGAAAAATGTAAAGGGGTTTTGACTAGACAATATACTCCTTTTGGTGTACAATTTAATGGTAAGGGTTTTTATTCCACCGACAATAAGAGGGTATAATATGAATAAGATGTTTGCTAAAGACAAAATAGAAGATAGAGTATGGCTTTTAACGGCAACAGATAGATGCGATAAGTGTTCTGCACAGGCATATGTATCAGTAACTGGAGTCAATGGAGAATTAATGTTTTGCGGTCATCACTATAACAATATTATGAATGATAAAGTTGGACGTGAAAAAATGATGGCCTATGCTTATTCTTTTGTAGATGAGCGAGAAAGGCTTATTGAGAATAGGCTAAAAGGCGAATCGTATCAGTAATGTTTATTCAAGATGAAAATTTCTTAACATATGAAGAGCAGGTTGACTTTGCTAATCAAATTTTTTCAAACTATCAACCAAACTGGAAGGTTTGGAGAGCCTTAGAAATAATGAATATTCCAGGGCAAAGAGAAAAACTACCAAAGTCATTAGTACTAGCGACACCTGATTCCTATAATACATTTCAAGTTGTGCAAGATTTAAATAATAATGAATATGAATATGTATTTAGTAAATTTTGTGATAAACATAATATTAAGCCTAAAACTATAATTAGGGCTAGAATAAATATTTTAACCAAGTCTGATTATGATAACTATAATTATCCACATGTTGATAATGCAATTCCACATGATGTATTTCTATATTACTTTAATTCTGCAGATGGAAATACCGTTATCTTTGATAAAAAACTTGGAGACGATATTTCCAATCCTAAAGATTTACCAGTTTTACATTCTGTAGAACCCAAAATGGGTACTGCAATAAAATTTGACGGTAGATATTACCATTCATCTACATCACCAAAAGAATCACAAATTAGATGTATTCTTAACATTGACTATAGGGAGTAAAAATGAGTGAAGATAAAATAACTTTTGAAATTCTAGTGGAGTCTGGAGCCATAGAATTTGCTGGAGTAGATGAAGATGGAGAAATGATATACAACTTTACAAACAAGTTAAAAGACATTGCTCCAGAGTTATTTGAATTGCATTTAAATCAATTGAATTCAGACATTATGCATTTATGGGAAAAAGGATTTGTTACTTTAAATCTTTTAGAAGATAACCCTACTGCTAAATTAACAGAAAAAGCATATGATTTGTTTGCAATTGATACAGAACTTGATGATCATTATAGGTCTACACTAAAGGAACTAAAAAGAATCTTTAGCGAACAGTGATATAATTAAAGTATGATGAATAACCTGTTGGTTTCGTTATTGACAATGTACGGAATTTGGGCTATACTTTATACAGTAAGAAAAAATGAAGCAAAAGTTTTACCAAAAATTAAATATAGCCAGACAAGGATACACAATATTATTTCTCAGTTTCTTCCAGAAGGAATAGAAATAGAAAAAGTATCTCAGTCTACCATACTAAGAGAACAAAATACTGTGCGAGTTTTAGTTACTGGTCCTACTGCATACTGGGTAAAAAATAATGTTTTTTATGAAGCAGATGTAGAAGAAGGAGAAGTAGATAAAGAAAGTGCTAGAGTTATAGATTTTTTTAATATGGAAGAAAAGCAAATGACAAAAATGTTAGATATCCTAGATCACCTAAAGAATGGAAATAGAAATGAAGGTCGTAGTACAGGGAACAACTGAGTTTAACGAATACTCTATTTTTCTTCGTTGCATGGGTGTAATGATGTCAGATCTTAAAGAAACAGAAAACGAATTTATAGTTTATTCTTTGGGTCCATCACAAATAAATAGTTTTGTTTCTGAATTTTGTAATGTTTCAGAAAGAAACCTAAAGGCTAGGGGGATTAAAATTAAACATATAAATGTTCATCATACTTGGTTTGAAGAAAATTTACATGAAATTAATTATTTTTCCTATCTTTCAAAACCAAATCAACCACTATCAAATATGGCTAAACTTGCACAGACGCAAGATTTTCAATTTGCCGTATTTCAATATTAAGGAGTTTTTGTGATTGTAAAAAGTTTAGAACAAATGGAAAAGATAGTATCAAATAATAATAGACTTTCTTGGATTGGTTGGGATGTTATTGAATTGATACCATCTAAAACTGCTATGTTTGAAAATAATGGTGTATATAAAAATAACACATGGAGTATTCAAAAAACATATAAATCTGATCGTAATGGTTGGAACATACCAGATAAGTATAAAGTAAATGAATAAACACTTATGGAAAGAGTCTGCTGCTTGTAAAGATTTTGACACTAATTTATTTTTTGATAAATATGAAGAGACTCCTGATATTAGACATGGTATTGATAGTGTATGTTTAAAATGTCCAGTTGCATCAACTTGTTTTGCTGTTGGAATATCACAAAAAGAATATGGAATTTGGGGCGGTATTTATTTAGATAAAGGAAAAATATCTAGAGAGTTTAATAGCCATAAAACAAAACAAAAATGGTCTGAAATATGGCAGAATTTGACAATGAGGTAAAATGTACACAGATGCAATGAAACGGGCTGTTAGATCTATTACTCCACCAAAAGGATTTGGCGTAGATATTATTGACAATGAACATTTTATTACAGTAAGAGCAGATGAAGCCAGTTTTATGAAGTTATTTGACAGGGATAAAAGGCTTGCTGTAGAATATATGGTAAGAGTTAAAAAAGCCTTAGAAGAAAACGGTGCGATAGTCATGCTAGTTAGGACTGGTGGAAAATGATTATACAGATAATTGGTATTCCTGGATCTGGTAAAACCACGTTAGCAACAAAACTATCTTCTAGAATTAATGCTATTCATATTAATGCTGATTATGTTAGGTCAACCATTAACTCTGATCTAGGATTTTCTATAGAAGATAGAATAGAAAATGCTCGTAGGCTTGGTGCTATTGCAAAGATGTTATCAGAACAAGGTCAGATTGTAGTTGTAGATTTTGTTTGCCCTACCGAAAAAACAAGAGATGCTTTTGGTAAACCAGATATTTTAATTTGGATGGATAGAATTAAAGAAGGAAGGTTTGAAGACACAAATAAACTTTGGGAAGACCCCATTCTTTATGATGAGTCTTTTGACAGCACAACAGAAGCAGATGATAGGGTACAATACATTATAGATAAGTATAATTTACCAGACTGGAAAGCCCCTACAACGTTAATGTTAGGTCGTTACCAGCCTTGGCATGAGGGTCATCATGCATTATACTTTGAAGCAAAGAAAAGAACAGAACAGGTGGTGCTTGGTGTTAGGGATACTCAAGGGACTAGCGAAAAAGATCCGCTTTCTTATAAAGAAGTTCGGGGATATATTAGCAAAGATGCCAGTTTAAAATCTGCATTTGTAATCAAAATGCCTAACATAACGAATATAGTTTATGGACGAGATGTTGGATATAAAATTGAACAGGTTGGTTTAAATAAAGATATAGAAGCAATCTCTGCTACACAAAAAAGAAAAGATTTAGGTCTATGATTATAAAAAAAATTATATGTAAATTTAAAGGTCATACTATTGTAGATGCTGGATCTTGTCCATTTACTGGCAAAACGTATGAAGCATGTACACGTTGTAATTTAATTAGGCCTATTTAATGCAAACATTTCTTCCATCTAGCAACATTTCATATTCCGCAAAATCTTTAGATAGTAAGAGACTCAATAAACAAATTCTTGAAGGGTATCAAATCCTTAAAGTATTGTCAGGAGAGTCTCCATCTGGAGCATGGCGCAATCACCCTGCAGTGCTTATGTGGAAGGGCTACGAGACTGGGCTATGGTCTTATATACAGCACATGATAACAGAGGCTAAGGTTCGTGGTATTAAGACAATAAACAATGAGAACAATCTTAATGATCTTAAAGCAAAATGTTCGGGTAGATGGGGAAAAACTCCACCAATGTTCTGGCTTAATGACAATAAAGTAATGCGTATTACAACAACACATAAAGCAAATCTATTTAAAAAAGATCCTATTTTTTATAGTCAATACCAATATGCAACAAACAGTCCATATAACAAACCATGTTGTGATGGATGTAGTTACTATTGGCCAACACATGCACAAAGAAATGAGTTGTTAAATGCAAATAATTAATTTAATCATTTTTACTGGTTTGTTTTTAAGTATATGCGTAATTGTATCTTTATCATATAAGATATATTTATTAAGAAATGCATTAGAGCAATCTGTTTTAGATAACAAAGTTGTTTCTTCAGTTGCAGAGACATTAAAAGAACAATTAAATATTGTTAAAGATCAAACAGAGGATGCACAAGAACATTTTATAAAATTTTTATCAGACTCCAGACAGGTTGCATTTGATTATATTGAAACATCAATTGCTTCAATTAATGATATTATTTTATATTGTGAACAACAGATTGATCAGCCCAAGTTAGCAGACCTATACTCAGATGCAAAATTAAAATTTATTTTAGAAAAACTTAAACCCATAGTTGAGCAAAACTTAAAAGATTTATAGCAATATAGGCTATAATAGTATATAGAAAGAGGTGATTAAATGAATCAAGCACAATTAAAGGCTATGGCAGCCTCATACGGACGTTCTGTTCTTGCAGGTGTAGTAGCACTTTATACCGCTGGAGTTACCGATCCAAAGGACATGTGGGCTGCTCTAGTGGCTGCTCTTGTTCCAGTCGTACTTCGTGCAGCAAATCCAAAAGATAAGTCTTTCGGAAAGTTTGATGCAGTTGCAAAAGATGTTGACGATGCAATGAAGAATATAAAGCCAGTAAAAAAGACTGCTAAAAAGTCTGTTAAGAAATCAACACCTTCTAAAAAAGTTGTAAAGTAGTTACACTTAATTAATAGGGATGGGTAATTCTGTCCCTATTTTTTATATAAAGGAAATTTATGAATTTTGTGTATATATGCAAAGATGGCGACAATGAAGAACTTAGGTATTCAATTAGATCAGTTGTAAAAAATACTGATAACCCAAAAATTTGGGTAGTTGGTGGAAAACCAGATTGGTATATTGGCAATTATATTTCAGTATTACAAGATCAACATAAGTATCAGAATGCACTTAATAATCTTAAGGCTGCTTGTGCCTCTGAAGAAATACCTGAAGACTTTATCTTGATGAATGATGATTTTTATATTACAAATAAAATAAATGAAATAAAAATATATAACAACGGTTTACTTTCAGATCAAATAAGTTCATATCATAGTGTTGGCCATAGATCAACTTATTTAAATAGATTAGGAAAAACATATTCTTACTTACAAAAAAGAAACATACTTAATCCTATTAGTTATGAACTTCATGTTCCAATGCCGATGGAAAAAAGTAAATTAATAACAATTCTTGAAGAGCAGTACTCAACACTTTGGAGATCAAAGTATGGAAATTTGTTTAACATTGGTGGAGAAACGGTCAAAGATGTAAAGGTTCATAAAAGTGGCGCAATGCGTTCATTGTCACATAATGAAAACGAAGAGCATATTCCTTATTTGTCTAGTGCAGATACCTCTTTTAATTATCTTTTAGATTTTTTAACAAAAAATTTTCCAGATAAATCTATATATGAGAAATAATATCTAAATATTTTTGTTGAAGTTCATTAACAGAAAAATTATCTATTCCTATTTGCAAGGCTTTTTCTTTTATCATTTTTTTATCTTTGTTTTCAATATAGTTATCAATAAGCGAAGCCAATTCTTTTGGATTTCCCGCATAAACATCTACAAGTGATTTAGTTTGAAATGTTTCTATATGCTCAGCATGAAAAAGCCATTCTTGTGGAAGAATTTTATTATTTGGAGATATGTTTGGCATAAAAACTGGCAGGGCACTAAGTAAAGACTCGTTCATTGGCAAACATAATCCAGCATATCTTCTTGGTAAAATCATAGCGTCAAACCCATCATACATATCTTCTCTATTTTTTACATTAACTTTGTTTATTGTTACTCTTGGATCATTGCTAGAAAAATCTGGAAAATTTTGTGCAGCAATAACTAGTTCGTAATCCGCTTTTGAGTATTGCAACATATCAAGTATTGTTTGAGTACCATTTCTATCTTTGTTTGCTAATTTTCCACCTACATGCAACAACCTATTATGATTTCTAGATAAATTGTTATTCTTTACATTTTCAAATAATTTTGGATCAGTTGGTGGTGGTAGATGCATAATTTTACATCTTCCATCTACCATTTTTTCTACTTGATCTATATTCCATAAACTTGGAGCAAGAAGAATGTCTGGTAAATCCTCGGATGGATTTGCCATATTTCTTAAAAATTCAAAATTATATTGAAGAATTGTTTTAATTCCTCTGCGTCTTGCATAGTGTAAAAATTCTGGATAATAAAAAGTTTCACAACTTAAGACAACATCCAACCCTTCTAAAAATTCTATAACTTCTAACTTTTTAGGAAATCCTCTTACTGTTTTAATTACGTTATAATCTTTGTACCATTCTGGATGTTGAAGATTATTATTAAAAGGGTGAGAATCTATTAAAAGAATCTTGCTTGGATTTAACATTTTAGTTAGTTCTAAAGTTTGATAACCCAATCCAGTGTTATCTGATCTAGCAATAATTCCAATTTTCATTCAGTATACCCCCATACATCATCGTCTGATGTAAACTTTCTTGTTCCTTTACGTCCATCTAAATGATATGATCTTTTAATTCCATTTTCTGGATGATATATCCAAAGTTTATGTATATTCCAACCGTCTTCATTAAACAAATTGTCTGGAATCATATCGGTTTGAATTCTTCCATGAATAATATCTTCTATAAAATAACATTCTTTAGTATGCGGTAAAATCACTTCCCTATAATAAGTTACTAAAGAAAGGTGTGGTCTTTGACTCCATTGTGCTGTTTGTAAAAAGTTTCCAACATGATCAAACATTAAATGATTATGTGATTCTGGAATAGATTCTTCAAAATGAAACCTAATAGTTTTTGCTTGTTGAAATTCTAACATGTCAAGGCATTCTTCCCAATTAATTTCTTTATTAGTTACAAGTGGTGTGTCTCCTTCAACATATAACAAAACAGAGGTATTTATTAAGTTTATTGTTTCTTTCATCATAGTTGATTGGTGGCTATGTTTATCAAAAATTATAGGAAGAACATTATTCCACTCATGTAAACATTTCCATAAAACTCTATTTTTAAACTCATCATAATCATTTTTTCTATTTAGTCTTTCTTCTCTTAGTCCATCAA